GAAAACTACCACTTATCTCAACTTTATGAGTACCAGAGCCACTTGGGAATGTAATTGTGTGATCTCCTGTAATTCCTGTTTCTGAATATCCATCGCTTGTTGCAATATTATAGGAGTAACTGCCTCCATTTGTCGGTATGGTAAACTGATCAGATGCGCTTGTTCCTGCGTTATCAGATTTTACACTGAATATTAATTTTCCGATAGTGTCGCCACTTTGAACATGTTGCATTACACTTCTCATATCTTATAAGTTTGAAAGGTTTGCGAATATTCTCATTACAGTACCATCATAACAACAATAAGTAATTGCTAAAAAGTTCCGCTTATCAACATCGTATTCTCCCACCATATTGTCGGTAATATCAGTGGATAATGTTAATCCAAAAGTATTTCCAACTATTTCTAAAGTACGTGTTACGCTTTGTCCAACTAATAAATCTGGCTTTGTAATTGTTAATGTTACTGCTCCTGTTAGTTTATAATATCCATGTACATAAGCGTTAAAATCAATAGCCTTTGCGCCTGTTGCTGTTAGTTCTATTAAAGCATCTCCTATTATTTGATTTTCGGTTGGAATTAAAGCGGTAGGTAAATCACCAAAAGCTGCTTTGTAATTGTTCGCTCCTCTTACGACTGGAAATAAATCGCCAGCCTCCATGTTTGAAGGTAAAGGGGTTAATTCAGTTATTTTTTTATTTGCCATATTATAATTCTATTTTACTGCCATCCTCTAATAAGATATAAAAGCCATCTTCTAATAATAAAAATCCTCTAAAAAAACCAACATCTGATAAGTCATTTATAAATAATGCTTCGTTTCTTTCATCGCCTGTAAAACTAAAAGTCAACCCATTAAATTCACTTTTAGAGCCTCCTGTTTCACTGTTAATGCTTTCGCAAATTAAACCATTATATGCTCCTAATAATCTTAAATTTCCGTTGTTATCTTCAACTATGATTCTAACATCTTTTTTAATTATCTTTTGTAATATAAAAGTGTCCTGTGTTCCTGAAAATCTTAAATCAATAGTTTGTGTGTAATATTTTCCTCCGTCGTCGTCATCCATTTTTTGATTAACAGTAATACCTTTCAGAGGCTCAAATTCATATATATTAGTTTCTGGGAAAGAATTTAAAACAAGATTGGTGGTATCAATTTGACTGCGTTTATATTTAACATATGTAAAAATATAAACCTTTTTTATGCCACCGTTTTGACTTTTACAAGTTTTATCATGTCCTCTAGTTATGCCACAAATCATAGTTATATGTTTTTACCTAAGTACCATCCTGCCGTGACTTGAATGTTTTTACTAGCGTCTACTTCGTCTTGATAATTTTTATATTCTGATATATCGTTCTTGCATATCCACTTATCGAAACGCTGCACATACATTTGAGCCAATGCATGATATTTGCTTGACAGAAATTGTGCCTCATCTTTTGAGACTACTTCTGCGTTATCGGGTTGATGCTTAAATAAACCTCCATTGTCTAAAGTGTAAGAACAAACCTCTATATATTCCGCCACCGCTTCATTTTTAGTTATCGGTTTAACAAATTCATTAAATAAAACAAGATAATTTCCGCTTAAAGTATCGTTTGTTATTTCTAAAATAATCTTATCATAAAGTAAACTCCCTAATAATGGCTCTATAACGCTAATTTGAACGTTTAAAATGCTAAATGTGTACTTGTCAACGTCCACATTTCCCCCTAATATGGTAGTTTCCGCTAGTTCTGAAGGACTTGTAAATAGTAATTCTGCCATTATTTTCTATAATTAGGTATTTTGCTCCAATAATTATTCTGCGATTCAGCTACTTGTGCTACTTTTTTATCATTTTTTACCCATTTAGCATCATTTCGCTCGCTTGGTTCTAACTCTAATATCATTCTACGAGCTTCATTAACAGTAATTTTATCATTTCCTTTCTTTAAATAGATGACTCTTTCCCAAAAATGCTTGCAATTAACACCGCCTTTGTATAAAAAGATGTTATAACTATTACTTCCACTAGGAGCAAATTGATCATTATAGTTATAATTAGCGTTTAAATCTTCAGACCGATATACCTTATTAGCCTTTATAACCTTATTACAAAAGTCTCTTTCTCCTGTTAATTTACCTGCGTACTTATATCTTATTTTAAATATATTAGTGTCTTGAATGTCCTTTCTACTTGTTGTTTTTGGCGTTTGAGCGAACTGAAACACAGTATTAAGTGATTGTTCTGTTAATGTTATTTCATCGCATTGTCTCTCCTCTATTTGATCCCAATCATCACCAACATCCTCTCCTAATTCTACTAACATATCTGCCAAACTATCAGTATTCAAGCAAACATGACTACTCATTTCAGCTTGAACTATCTCATTCTTTACCTCTGTTAAAGGTAAAAATTTTAAATCTAAAACAATCCCATAAGCCATTAAAATATCCTCTAAAGCATTTGTTATATAGTTTTGTTTTGGTGCTATTACACGCTTCATTAACTGCTCTTCTGCTACATCTAATTCATTGGCATTGTTCCCTAAACCTGTGCTGTCTTTTATTCCAAATAACATCGGACTTGTAACTCTATGCCCTGTCATGATCTGCTGACGTGCTTCACTAACTAAAAATTCCCACTGTTTGTGTGCGCTATTACCATCTATTGAGGTCACAGTTATTTCAGCATCTATTCCATTAAAGGATAAAACAAATTTACCTGCATTTGTGCTGCCGACTAATTTTGATTTTATTTGACGTTCTAATTTGTCTTTCTCCTCATCGCTTAAAGAGTTCCCATTTGGGATATTAATAATATATCCAAATGATAACCCGTTTTGAATATGGCTCACGTAATAATTCGCAATCTCCTCCTCTGCCAAAGCATAAGGCAAACAAGCTAAATAATCGGGATCGGCGAAATAATTTTTACCCGCTTTATATGGTTTTATACAATAAATTTCTATTTCTGTTTTGCTACCGGTTCCGAACGCAGGAAAATACTCTGGAGGATTAGTTCCAGTTTTGGTAAAATCTTTGGAATACCAATAACCTTCAATTTCGCCATCTTCATTTTCAATTTGAGGCACGACGTATAAAATCTTTGGAATACCAATAACCTTCAATTTCGCCATCTTCATTTTCAATTTGAGGCACGACGTATTGTTTAGGGATGTGATAAATCCCTTCTAAATCGCCTTTTTTAGTTTTAGCAATTTGTATAGACGCCTCACCAAATAACTCAAAGTCGGATGCGATACGTCGTAAATCTCTGGAAGATAAATATCTCTTAAACATAACCCACTCGGTCAAATGGTTTTGAGAATTATTTGCAACCAATCCACGCCCTATAATTAAATCTATATAGGAGTTTATTATGGCAGCATTAGTAGGACTGCCATTGTATCGATCTATTATGTAGTTATAAAACTCATTCTTGCGACCATTTAATACCCAATCCTTCGATTTATTTTCATATATTTCTGGACGCGTATAATTGCTTAAATTAAATATTCTAACGTCTGATGCTTTTTGTTCACTCATAATAATATAGTCCATTAGTCAATTTGTAATCTTGACTATTTTGTTTAGTAGTTATTAAATTGCCTCTATAAACAACAGTATCTCTACTCATTAGTTTCATTTCGTATTTTTGTTTATCCTCAAATAGATATGATATTACTATTGTCATTATCCCATTAGAGATATATACGTCTGTTGGATTTAATTCAAATGATTCTTTGGTAGCCTCGTTTTTTATTTTAATAACCAAATCAGTTGTAAGATTAATCCTAGGTATTAATCTTATTACATGAGTTTCTGTGTCTGGATCTATAAGCTTCATATTATTAAAACTATTAATTTGTATTTTCGTTATAAAAAAAAGCCGCCCAATTAAGGAGCGGCTTACTAACTAACCAAAACATAAAAAAACTAAACTAATAATAATAATGCTGACACAGTTGACTCATCTAGTTTAGGACTTAATGCGCCCGTCGTAGATACGCCCGTTAAAGTGTACCCGTTCATGTCTGTCTTTGCTCCTCCTGTTGTTTGATCCACTGTAAAGTCGATACCGTCATCTATTCCAATAGCATGGTATATCCCATTTCGGTCTTTCACAACCGCTAAAGGATAACCATAAGCCAATAGATTCATTTCAGCGCTTGTAGCTACATCAATAGATTTAAGTATAACTGTTAACGTTTGAGTGTTAACAGTTGTGCCTGTATTCCTATCTGATAGTAAATTTTCAACTAATGTATTACCATCGCCTTCTAAATCGTATTCAGAAGCCGCTGTAATAGATGCGTTAATTGCTGTTACCTCACCTGCTACAACTGTAAATGGGTCTTCAACACTGTTAATTAAATAGAGTTTGGAGTTACCCCCTATTGAGGATTTACAAACTCTAGCCCTGCCTTTTGTAATATCACATGCCATATTTATATATTTTATTAAAAAAAGGGTGGCAGTTTTTAACAGACCACCCTTTAATATTATTAATTAACTATTTATTAAACCGCAGCTTCTGTCGTCAGTAACCAAACAATATCAGCAGAATTATAATACCCAACGCCAGCAGCGTAAACTACTTTTCCTCTAACTTGACCAGTTAATAGTCCTATTTCATCCTCATCGATAAAACTTAATTCATTAAAGTCAGCTTCTAATCCGGTCGCAAAGACTACATTTTTCTTTTCAAAAATAACAATCGTGTTATCTGGCAAACCGTTAACTTCTGTTAACATATATTTTCCAAATTTAACTTGTTTTTCGTCTGCCGTACCATCGTTAGCAATACCTTTAGATATTAGATAAAAGTTGTAGGCTTGAAATACATCTGGACTAACTGCCACCGTCAATGCTTTACGTCTAATTGCTAAAGGTACTGCATTTAATGCTACCTTTAAATTAGCTTCTACATTTGTTTCTGTTGTAGCGGCATCGATAGCGGTAATTCCGTTATTAACTTTAATAACATCACCATCCGCATCAAATTGGTTTATTAAACCACCAA